AAATCCATCCACTTATATGTTAGTTTGCCATCTTCGCCAATAGGTGCCAGTGGATCTGGAATGCCCATTTCGGCAGCGTGTCTGTAGTTCTTTACACGCATTTTAATTTCATCAGTGTTTGTTTGTTCTCGTTTGATATAAAACTTACCATCTTCTCTGCCAGTGGTGACTATGATATTGCCACCTTTATTAGTGTCAGTTCTTGTCCAATCACCTTTCATACTATTATACAAGGCATTGTTGCTGGATAACAATTTATCAGCCACACCATTATGTGTGGTCACCATACCACCGTGATCTTGTCTCCAGTAGTCGTGGTTCTTTTCAGGATCTTTATCGTCCAAATATTCAGGTTGAGTTCTATCGTTCATAGTATTATTTAGCCAAACAAAAGGGCAACCGAAGTTGCCCTTGATGCTTACAATCTTAAAAAGATTTAAGGTGTGACATCGCCAGGACCAAAGTTTGTGCGACTTACCAAAGCGGCTGGACGAGCACCTGGCAATGATGCCTGTGCTGTTGTGCCTGCTGTGATGTTGTTTAGCACGCCTACGCCTGCTGGATTACGCACTATAAGAGTGCCCTCCATAATAAATTGGTCTAATGACGCATCAGCGTTTGAGAAGACTTCATTATTTGGTCCAAGATCACGCAATGAACCCCACTGAACTACATCTTCATTCAAGAAGTAGATTGAGTTAGGATTTACTTGATCCATAATCCAACTATCCATAATCTCATAAGTGTAATTAAAATCACCCTCATAAGTTTGGATTGTGTCGCCACGAGCACTATCAACACGATTGATACCACGGCTTTGTGGCATATTGTCGCTCAATGAAGTGCGTAGGCTTGTTGGAGCAACTACGGTGCGGATTTTAGCGTTATAACGCTGTTCAGCAACGGTGACCAACTGCTTGTATAACGCAGGACTAAAGAACTGGTTAGTAAATGTTCCACCATAGTAGTAATTACCATTAGCATAAATGCGTAAGGCATTACTGATTTGTGTAGAACTATCTGTATCTTCGTTATTGAAGAATGTATCTAAACCTGAAGTTGAACCACTGGTTGTGTTGAAAGACATAGTGCCTGCGAATGAGTTTAAAGAACCCATACGACGACCTGTTTGTCCTGCTGGCAAACCTGTGGCTGTTCCACTTTGACCAGCATACTTCGTTCCGATTTGGTCGGCACGAACTAATTGTTGTTCAACGTCAAACATCAACTCAATCAACTGCTTTACCTCTTGGTATGCTTGTGGGTCACCACCAGATTGTAGAACGGCACGAGCAGTTCCAGAAGCCGCAATAACGGTGCTGAAAATCTGCGTGTAGTTGCCCAAGTTATAGCGTTGATTGCTCTCTGCTTGACTTGTAGAAACCGTAGCACCTTCGATCTGTGCTTGAACTTGAGGAGCACGATAAATGTCATCAGTCCATAATGGTAAAGTAGAATTTACTTTACGCTTTTTGCTCATACACATATTGAGCACGGGTGTGTCATCCTTGACACGGTTAGACACATCAAGGTCTAAATCTTTAACAACGATATCAGCACTATAAGGTAGTGTTGTGCCATTGCCAATTTGGGATGTTGTAATTTCTGCCATTTTATTTTCCTTTAATAATGGTTATTATCTTCCACCTCTTGACGCTTTAATTCTACTGAGTTGAGCCATCAAAAGATTATCAGCGGCTTTCTTGTCGCCTTTATTGGCTTGCTCACGAAGTCTGCCTATGTCATCGTTATTGCCTTTCCCACTGGAAGTGCCTTTACGACTGGTTAGGGCTGCCATAGATGAACCTGCGGATTTAGTGCTGGGTTTATCTCTGTAGCGAAGACCGTCACGGACTAAACTCAAAAGAGCCTCGTCACTGCTGATTAGGTCTATGTTAGGAATACCTGGAATGATCTCATCTTTAGCATTCTTCCAAAGTTTGCTAACCTTATCACGAACTTCATTATAAACATATTCGTTTTTCAACTCTTTGTCTGTAAATCCTTTTCGTGCCTGTTCTAATCGCTGTCCTACTTGCTGACTACGCACTTGTCTGAATTGATCTACCGCAGGTTTCAACTGACTTATGGTTCGTTGTTGTTGCTGTATCCATCTTTCATTCTGTGCCATACTTGCTTGTATTCTTGCTCTTTGAGCAGGATCATTTGTTCTTGCCATTTGCTGTTGGAATGTCGTTTGATAATTCTGTGTTTTCACAATCTCATCATACGCTGCCTGTAGTTTTGGCTGAACGGTAAATTCCATTGCTAAAGTTAAACCTTCTTGTCTGGCGTGTGTCTCTGCGAGATACTCATCAAACTCTGCTCGTTCTATCTTTAACTGCCTTGCTTCTTCGTGTATTGCTCCACCTTGACCTAATATTGCGGCTGCTTTTTTAGCATCAATAACTACTTCTTTGCCGTTCTTTAAGAACTTGAATTTGGCGTTGGGATTAGTCTCCGCAAATTCTACAAAGTCAATAAGTTCGTCTGCCGTTGAATTACTACTATCATTGCTTACCTCTTCAGGGGCGTCTGCTTCGTAATCGCTGCCATCGCTATTATAATCTTCAGTTTCGTCAATTTCTGGCATATCGTTTGCCACAGGGCTTGATGACTGCTCTGCCTCTCCATCAATACCTGTCGCAGTCTGGTTAGTAGCACCAATTTGATTACGCAAAGTTTCTTGTTTCATTGCGGTCATTTTAGCGGCTATGGAGTCTAAACTCGGAACTGCTGGTGATTCAGTGACCGCACCCTGTGGGGTGTTAGGACTAATCGTGTCTGTCATTTCTATTTCCTTTAATTAGTATCGGGCGACTCTATGTTGCTTACGATACGGTTTTTTAAATAAGCAGCCCTTTTCAGGCTACTTACAAAACTATCAATGCCTACCAGTTGATTACATAACGCAACTCGTTGGGCATCATCTGTTGGAGTGTGACCACGCATATCTGCTAATTGGTCTGCCACTTCAAACTTATAATGGTGTATGAACATAGCCAGGTCCTTGTTCTTCAACAAGTTTTCTGCCTGTGTTCCATAATGTCTAACCTTGTCAGCCTGTGCTGGTGTAAGGTTTTTTAAACTACTCAAATCTATATTCAATTTAGAGTTATAAAACTCTATTGTGTTATCATTTATCATAACTTTATTTATGCTGTTTAACTATATACTTTTGGATTTCCTTGTGCTAATGCCATCAAATCTAATTGACTTTCAGCGTCAGTGCCTTCCATTTCCGCTTTAATCTGTTCTGCTCGCATATCATCCAATGCCGCACTACTCAAGCGTTTCTTATCTTCTGGACTTGGTTGTTTGTTCTTGGCTGCTTCAGCACCTGCTTGTATCATAGCCATAACTTCTTCGTCACTTGGCAAATAAGTATCGCAGTCTTTGACACCTAAAACATACAGAGTGTCCGCAAAAGGCTTCTTGACCTTTTTATACACCTCTGGTGTTAGTGTGCCACTGGCTACCATACCCTGAGTTGTTTGATATAAATCTGCCTGACACTTTTGAATGATCTGTAATCTACCTAAAGCGTTTTCTTCACTCATCATACCAACTGCTAACTCAAGGTGGATTTCCTTACGCTCGCAGAAGTTCATATCGTCCCACGCCAAGAAGTCCAGGAATTCTGCTTTCTTGTCAGGGTGGAATGTCTGTGCTAACTTTTTAACACCATAGTCATCGCCATATTGTATCAGTGTTCGCCATACCAACCAAATTGCTTCACGCAAACCTTCGGCACTATTACGGACAATGTTGTCTTGTATAATCTGGTTAGGTGATAATGCCATTTGTAGTTTGATACCACTATTACCTGGAGCCATAACTTCAGGATTGAATACATCTGTGGGCTGTGTCATACCAACCAAACTCATAGTGTCTTGTTTAATACGCTCCATAGCAGTCTCAAGGAAGGCAAGGTTGCCACTTGGTGGTGGAATTTGGTAAATGTCTGTGGCTGGATTAAATTTGCTGTCCAAGATAAAGATAGCACTTTCGCCATCTTGTAGCATCTCAAAATCTAATCTATCAGGTTTAACACCTATACGTGGTGTTGCTGTTAGTAAGCCCAGTTGAATCTCTGCTCTGGCTGCTGATGTATTATATTCTTGTGCTGGAACAACTGATTCTGCCACGCTCATACCATAGAAGTTTCCTGGTAATGGACGAGGACACATATTAGCCACAGGAATAAACTCTACTTCTCTGGCACTGATAATATAACTACCACTATAGATAATCTCTACAAGTTCTAACTCACCATCACCGTCAATGTCAAATCTGTTCCAAGCCGTGACCACACTTACAATTCTGGCATCTTCGTCTTGGCTGGCACCACTGCTTACAGGCAAGCCCATAACTGGCACACTATCACGGGCGTGAATAGCCAAGTTGTTTAATACACTACCTGCTTGATACGCACCACTTTGGTTGTATTCAGCGTGTCTGCGGAATTCTTCTAAATTGATATCAGGATACAACTCCATAGTTTCCTGTATGGTCATTGGGTCATAATACCCGCAGAATGGTTGATCTTTAATTTCTGGCACCGTTGGATCACAGATCCAGTAGTGTTGAGCAATAGGATGGAACTTGATGTTGATGCTGTAGCCAGTTAGTTTGTATTTGGCTCGATATATAGTATTGCGTTTAATAGCACTATCAAGGATTTCTTGTTGCCCACTTACTTCACCCTGTATCAATTCATTTTGTTCTTGTCCAATGGTTTCAGTAGTATATTCTTCTTCTTCAGCAAGGTTTGCTACACGACTATCTAACAAGTCCTGTGTCATCATATCTTTTTGTTCGCCAAATAATTGCTGTATTTCAGCCATTACTTTGTCCATTTCAACATTGATCTGGCGTTTGCTTTGGCGTAATGCTGTTAAACCACTTTCTGCGGCTTGTTGTTCAAATGCTTTTAATTGATCGTTGGTGCCTTCTGTTTCAATATATCTAACAATTTGCTCACGCACAGGCTTGATCATCATCATACCGTTCTTGTGTAAGTTAGCATCCATAATCCAACGCTCTAAAATAAAGTGTGGATCGTTCATTTGATTGACAACCTTTGACACCATATCAGTGGCTTGTCTTGCGGCTGCTTCGTCATCTTCTCCGTCAGCAATAAATTCAAAATTGATTTCGCCACCAGGCATCAAACCTTTGGCAATAACTGCTGTGGTATAATCTACAACTGGTTTAACGGTGGGGTGAATATAGTCAATGCCATTCACAGGTGCTGTGGAATTAGTCACTGCCAAGCACAGATAGTGATAGTCGGCACTTCTATTTACGGCATTCTTGGTGGCAAGATAGCGTAGGAATGAAGCCATCTTGTTATCTAATAGACCTTTTAAACGCACAAAGTTGGCGTTGATCTTTTTATTCTTATTGATGTTGTCAAGAATGGTGTTTTTTATGTCTAACATATTGGGTAATTACCTTTAGTTTATTGTATTATTTAGCGTTTTCTTTAGGCTGTGGCTTTTGCTCTTTCTGGTCTTTCTTGCCAAATATAACATCCCAATTGTCTCTAACCTTTTTGACATCCTCTTGTCTGCGATTACTTCCTTTTCCCATATATTTCTCCTAAATCTAATGCTGTGCGTATTCTGTCCAGTTCTTCTGGACTGACCATAAAAAAGAATTCTCTCCATCCTAATTCTGGAATGTATTTTTTAATTTTTAACACATATTGATCATTGCTGTGTTTGCGTAGTGATAAGTCTAACTTGTAGTCTTCTCTGTTTATAATATTTGCCGCAGGCGTTTGACCTGGTGCTGGTGTCACTGGAACTTTCATTTCTTATCCTTTATTCTGCTGTATATGTTTTCTTCCAACTTGGTTTGTTGGCGTCATCATATTTAACATATCTTTCACGCTGTGCTCGCATTCTTTGCTGGCTGTTCATACCATCCCAGGGTTCTGCGATGCCTTGTAATACAGCCATAATAGCATAACGACAACTATCTATACAATCGTCTGGATCGCTGAATCTGCCTTTTTCATCAACAAAGTAGTTTTGTGCTTCAGTTAAAAAGTGAGAGCAGTTTTCATTTACAAAAAATGTGCCCATCTCAAACATCTGTCGCATCTGGTTTATACCATAACTTTTGTGATTGGTTTGTTTGCCATACTGATCTGGTGGATTCATAATAGCGTGTTCATAGACATTTAATCCGTATTGCTCAAACAATTCACGAATACTGCTACTACTCATAGTGTATCTGCCTTTAGTTGAGGCATCAGCAGGTAATACGATGGGTGTGCCAAATACTTCAGGTCGTAATAAATGATTGACATATTGAGTAGGCACGGCTTCTTCTACACCCTGTATAACAATCTGTCTGTGTAAGTATGCTGTTTTTTCTACTGGTTCCCAATACATTAAACTGATTACCGTCTTGTCATTGACTAAACCCAAGTCAAGAGCAATAACTCGTTGTATGTTTGGCATTCTGTTAAAATCTACTTCACCAGTTTTGTATGTCACTGCTGTCCAATCAGCCAACTGGAATACAGCACCTTTGCCCATCACAGGCTTACCTGCGATACGGGCTTCTCGTTCGTGTGGTAGATAATCTCGCTCAAGTTGTCTTCTGGTTTCTTTTAACAAAAACGGCTGACCCCAAGGATCATATTCAGGAACATCGTCCCAACTTACCCTAATGTAGTTATAACCTTCTTCTCGGTTCCAAAATTTACTTACTAATCCATTTAGCCCTTTAAGTGGCGTGAATGAGCAGAGAATCTTTCCCTGCGTAGTAGCAGTTCGAGTGACAATCTCACTGAAGAAATCATCTGGTGGTTGCTCATCGAATACAGCCATATTGAGTTTAAAACCTTGTAATTGTCTGACCTCCTGTGTATAATTCGCAAATAGCAGATAACTATTAGCCCCAGAAGTGTGACGAATCTCCACACCGATACAATTGGCACCGTCATTTCGCATAGTATCAACAATGATACAATTACGAGGAATAGCACCTGTTCCCAGGTTTTCAGTAATTTTAACATCCTGTGTTCCTAACAATTCATTTTGTAGCACCAATGCTACCTGTGACCAACCTTCGCCAGCCACCATACAAGTTATCGGGCTGGTAAATCTATGTCCGTTCCACCATTCTGGGTATAAGCCTGTTAAATGACAAGCAGTTTCAAAACAAGTAGATACGGTTTTACCAATACGATTGGCAGCAAGAATACCTCTGCGTTCGTGTTGTCCTGTGGCAAAGAATTTAAGTTGATGTTCAAACGGTCTAAAATACTTTAACTGATTAAACTTCATATCTTCAGTCACGGTTATAGCCAGATCCATTAGTTGGCTTTGTAATGAATCTGGTATATTTTTAAGTGCGTCAGTGGTAAGACCGTGTTTATCCACGCTGTAGCGTAGTGCTCTTGCCATCAATACATCTTGTCCTAACATTATTCAGCCTTTAAGTCTTGCCTAATTTGATGAACATAAAACATTGCTTCCGCAAGGTTGTTTATTTCATCACAACTTAAACTCCAAGTTTTTGGGCTGGATAAGTCTGTGGTTTCCAATTTAGTTAAACCTATTTGTAATCGTTCTGTGATTAAACGAAGAATATGCTCAACCTGATTTGGATACTTGTCAGCAAACGCTATACGATGACTGGCATTGACCTTTTGTAAGATAAGTGTGTCATTGTATCTGGCAGCGTCTTGTGCTGCCTTTATTTCTTGTTCTCTGGCTGTCATTTACTCAAATCCCAAGGATTGTTTTTAACTGAATCATCAAGACTGATAAACTCACGGTCAATCCATACTTCCCACTGATTACTGCGATTTACTTTAAATGTCATCATCATACCACGCAAGCGTTTGCCCTGCGGTGTTAGTGTGCCATCTTCACGGACAATAGTTTGTTCGCCTGTGCGTGGATCTACCCAAGTAATAATTTCTGGGCGTGTTCTACCAAACTTGTCAATCTTTTCGCCTTTGGGTTTTTGTTCCAGTGGTCCAAGAACTTCATAACTGATCATACCGTTCTTGTATTTTTTAAATAATACGTGACACTTTTTATCCATTGCTCGGCTTTCATCATCAGGATGTGGAACTACTGGACTATAAAATAAGTTTTGAACTTGGCTGCGGTCAGGTAGGCTTGGATCTCTGGCAGGAACTTCTTTAAGTGGTTCTTCAGGTATTAGTTCTGCTTTATCAATATAAGGATTACTATCGCCTTTAAATTTGGCTTCAATCTCAACACCATTTAATGTGTCCATTGCCACCTGATATTTGAGTTTATTTGCTCTGCCTTTTAAATTTAAAACGATGCCTGTTTCGTCAAAAACAAATCGTTCTAATTCTTTGGCTGTGGGAAAGTCAGTCATTAAACCTTCTAAATCATATTCAGCGTTGCTGACTGCTTTAGGGGCTACTGCTTTTTTTGCTGTAGTTTTTTCTACTACTGGTTCTTGGGGCTTGTCTGCCCAAGGGCTTTCTGTGTTGCTTGTTATCATTTCTTTTCCTTTCATAACTATACAAAACAAGAGCAGTCTTGGACTGCTCTGTTATTTATACTACTTTAACCTTTTGTGGTAGGTTTTTTGTATTTGCTGGATAGACGACTACCATCAGCAGTTGGGTTTGTTTTAGGTCCTGTTCTCTCGTGTAAGCCTTCTAACGCTGGGTTAGTTTTGCCTGCTTGACCTCTACCACGCATTTCTAAAGCACTTGTCACCATATTGGCTAATATACTTTTTTCACTGCTACTTGTAGATTTGGCATCCATAAACGCATTACGCTTGGTCATATTGCCTGCGTTGCCTGTTTGAGGACCACGACTTTGGTTGATTGCTTTACTTTGTGGGTTTTTCATTTTGTTTTCCTTAAAATGGTGCCACTGGTGTAATAAACACAGGGCTTGATGTGGTTGCTACGGCAGCAACATAAATCGTTGCTGGTGGATTTGATTGTGCGGCAACTTGAACAATAATTTCACCAAATGCTGGCACAGGTGTGCTGCCTGCTGACACGCCATCACCTGTGGGAATAACTGCTGTTTGACTTGTTAGTCCTGTAGCAAAATAAATGTTCTGATCAACGCTACCATTTGTAATTTTTAAGAAGTATGGACCACTTTGACCACTAAAGCCAGTGCCTGCTTCTGTGGGCGTGATGTTGATTTCACTGCTACTTGATGTAGCAGTAATCTTATGTGTTAGTCCTGTGACTTGATAATTTAATGTTGCCATTATCGTTGATTCCCTTTAGTTGGACCACGGGCAAAATCAAAACGCTCTCTGCCAAGATTAGGCATAGATTTAGTTTGACCGTCACCCACTGCTTGACGCTTTTGTGGATTGCTTGAACCTTTAGTCATTTCGCAACCGCAACTTGGCATTGCTGTGCCACCAAGTCTGGGACCTTGACCTTTGTTGATCAATGCGTCTGGATTGCCGTGTTGGTTCATATTACCACTATATTTGTTTGCCGTGCTTTTAGTAGCCGCACCACCAATGGCATAAGATAAATTGTTTTCGTATTTCATTTTGTTTTCCTTTTAACTGGTTTGGCTGTTTTAGCCGATTCTGTAAATGCCTTGGCTGTTGGAGCACCTTTAGTGCCAGGCTTTCTCATTTTTTCACCACTACCAGCCTTGATTCTATCACGCTTGGCATTGATGTTAGCATACAATCCATTTTTCATATTATTATTTAGCCGTTGTCACGCCAGTTAGTTTGGCAAGTGCGTCGGCAAATGCTTGTTGTTTGGCTGCTACTGCGTCAGCACTATCATTGACTTCTATCTTGGCAAGACTATTCATAACCTTGCTTAAAATAAGATTGTGATACTTTAATGTAGTCACACCGTCATTATTCAGTCTGGCTTGTAAAAAGTCCTGAACTAATAATTCTTCGTAGTCTTTACCATTAGCCTGTGCGTAGATTTGGTCCAACAATCCACCGATAGTGATTGCGTCCTTGGCACCTTTAGGTCTGCCTGAACCAGCACGATATCCTCCGTGACTTTTCACTTCTGGATTTGCTTTAGTAGCGATTTGCTTTTGTTTCGTCATATTATTATTTATACAGATTAAATATACAAACACTTGAAAGGATATGAAATGAACACTTATATTTGGCGTCCCGCAACTGGCAATGATGTCACTGCTATAGTTGCTATGGCTCAATCACACTTCCAAAATGAAATAGATACTATCTTTACTCCTGATCCAGTAGCATATTCTCGAAATATCACACTGGCTATTGTCAATCAATTTTACTTACCAAACAC